ACTTAACTATTACATTTCCTCTAGTGCTCATTAGTTGCCCTCCATGATTTCTTTAAGTTCATCTAGGTCAGCACCGTCCTCACTAAAGTCAGATAATTCTAAACCAAACGAATTAGCTAGTTTTTCATTTTCTGATTTTTTCTTTTTTTCTTTGAACTCACTGTCCGCCCATGTGTTACCATTAGCAATACAGTTTGTACCAGGTGCACCAGTTAGGCTGTAAACCTTGCCTGGTTCTGGTTTATCTATTTTTTTATTAGGCATAATATAACATCCTTTCTATTTAATTTATATTTACGCTAGTGATATTAATATAGATGTATTTACGCTAGTGCAAGCAATAATATGAAAATAATCAAAATAATTTAAATGGCTGCTATCTATCCAGGAGCGCTGCGCCTGGCGTTGTCCTTTGTGGAGGTTCTCTATAGTGGCACTTAATGAGTGTCTTTAGGTTTCAAAGTAAAAAACAGATAAGAGCTAATTGACAGCTGTTAAAAAATTCTGGCGCATTTAATCCATATATATAAAGAGTAATGGCCTATAAATAATAATAATGTGCATATATGTGCATTTTTTTATCTATTATTGCTATTTTTTCCGCTCATAAGGGGGAAAATTTCCTGGGGTATATACGTATACCCATTCAGATTTTTGTACCTAATTATTCTCTGAAGTCAGCTTTGACTATAATATTCTTAAAGAAACTCTCAAGGTTACACCCAAGGTAATCATCAACAGTGAATATCTTGGTTTTCTTAGTTTTCACCAAAGACAACTTAGGACTAACATCTTTAATCTCTGCTCTCTCCAAAGGTTTAGGAAAGTGTGTCTCTGCTTCTACTACAAGTTCATCATGGAACTTAATGATTTGGTCTAGGGTCATATATATATTTATAATAATTATTAATAATAAGAATAGGAAATGTAACAGTAACTACAGGTTAACCTTTAGTTAACTACTAGAGTAACTCTTAGGGGTATACCTATGGTTTAACCCCTCATCTATACTGTCCTGTTCTAAAACCACTTGTTAGTCTTAGGTGTTCTGTCGAACACTTGATGGTCTAGGAACCTATCTAATTCACCTCGTAGGAGCTCCTCACGTCTCTGTGATTGCGCAGTCTCTTGGTCTCTGGCCAGTTGCTCTACCCAATACCTACAAGCCATTGCTAGCACGTCTAAACGGTCATCTTCGGCTAGTGAACCTCTATCTCTACCTATTCTACTCATTTGATAAAACAATTGGTATCTCAAAGCTTTCTCTGATTGATACAATTCTTGAGTGGATTGGTAGTCATGCTGCACAACACTAGAATTAACAATAAGTCTATGTTGTTGCATCAATGGTTCCAAAGTATCTATAATTCTTTTTTCTTTGTTTTCTGTATGTCTTATTTCTTCGATAGTAACTGGATAAGTTCTATGAATAAAAGGTAATAGTAATTTTGTAAACATACCACCACCATAGTTCGCCTCTATAAGAACTAAATTAACTTCTTCTTCTTTAGCAATATCTGCTAAATTTTGTAATGTCTTATCTGTGTAACCACCAACAAGACCTCCTGACCTTGTTAAAAATAAATTTCCATTAAACATCTTAACAACAGCGTAAGCACTTTCATTGGCTCCACGACCTGACGGGTCAATTGCTAAAACAGAACCATGGTAATCTAACCATTCACCTGTTGTTTGCATTGGTCTATAATAAGCATCACCATGTAAACCTACACATGGTAACTCTTCATGTTTTAATTCTGGACTAGAAGCCCATACTACTTTTTCAGGTGCAACTTTAGGATTAGTATTCATAACCACTAAGTCAGATAATTTAAGTGGATATTTATTTAAGTCAGCTAAAGTTGTATCCAATTGAAACTGTAAGTTAAAACCAGAAGCACCATAAGAAAATTTTCTTTGTGCTAAATCTTCTTCATCAAACCTTTGTGGGTCCGTAGGTTTACCTACTATATCTTTATTAATAGTATTCTTAATCATTGGAGCTAAGACTGTTCCATAGCTCTTCATTTGACTATCTGAAGGGTATAAAGCTGGCCATATTCTTTGTTTATAACCTCTTTGTGGAAGAGTGTTATACAATGACATTTCATTCTGCATTGTACCTAGAAACACTATGCGGCCATCAGGTTTAAGAATACTTTCAAACTCTTTAACTTGTTCAGAAAGCTTATCTCTCATACCCATAGTTGCTGAATTATTCGCACTTTCTACGTCATCTGCAATTATCAGGCCGCTTCGACTACCTGTTAATTGACCACTAATTCCTAGTGATTTTACAGAAGGAGCATGTGAAGCTCTTGCAGGTTTTACGTCAAAACTTATCTTTGATTGTCTTTGGTCATCACTTGGTATCAAGTGTGAAAGAATATCAATCTCATTAATTAATCTTAATGTAAAAGTTGAAAAATCATCAGCTCTGTTTTTAGAAGCTGATACAACTAATATGTTTTGTTGTGGGTCTAATAATAATTGGTGACAGACGTATGCCGATGTTATCCACGATTTACCAACACCTCTAAAGGCATTGATAACAATTCTTTTATTTTTTGATTGTAGAAAATTAGCTATATCAAATTGTATTGGTGTTGGTTTAGGTAAACTTAAATGTTTCCAAACAATATATAAAAAATTTCTAAAGTCTTTAAGTTTAGTTGGTATCTGTTCCATTATAGACTTCTTCTTCACTGCTGAATGGTAATTCATCTACTAAAGATTTTAGTGGTGAATTGTCTACTGGTAATGCCTCAATACCATTGTCCTTTAAAAATTGTCTAGCTACATTTAAATCTGAAGCTTTTGCATCTTCGCTTTTAACTCTATCTAACAACTGTTGTGTTAGAACTTCATGTAATTGTTTTAATTTGTCATTCATATTATTTTCTTACGCTATCTATAAAATTGTAAACTCTACCAAATTGTTTATCAATATTTTCTAATTCATTTAACATCATGCTTACTATTGTTCCCATTTCGATTATACTGATAAGTACCCATGTAGATAAACCCATAAGGATTGTACCCAGTAAAGCAATTAATGCTGTGTTTGTTTTTCTAGTCATTAGGAAAATCCATTCTATTATCAGGTGACTTTACATTTTTTGTTTTTTTCTTAGGACAATCTTGTCTCTCACAATGCGTAAAATCCATATCCCAAATTTTATCTAGGAAACCGAATAGTTTATAAAATAATTTATCTAACATTATGTTGGTGTACTCATATCTTTGCAATTAAATTTTATTGCTAATTTTTGTTGTGTAACTTCATCAGGGTCAAACATTTTCAAATAATTATGAGAATGGATATAACCTTGGGTTATACAGTCATAATAATTATTAAAATTTTGATTAACCACTTGCTCTTGAAAACACTTAGGTTGTGCTGCAAAGGAACAAAGATAAAGAATTAAAACATATTTCATTAACGGCCTTGGCGATGATATTTTTTATAATCACGCTTACTACTTTTGTTTAAAGATTTAGTATGTCTACCTGGTCTTTTTTTTGGTTTTGACCTGGGTTCGAAGTGAACGAATTTTTGTTTAGCCATCCCAGGTAAAATAACTAACTAATGCTGTAACTATTGTTCCAAAAAATACTAGAACTGATATAGCTCCTTTACCTTTTGATACGTCTTGCCTTAGTGATTTTACCTCGGTTTTTAACTCTTTTATTGCTTCTTGCAGTGATTTCATACGTTCAGCACAAAGTTTCTCATGTGATGAAAGTCTAACCCCAGTAGCCATTTCTGCTATCTGTTTTGCGGTTAGTTTTTTAGGCATTATAGAACTATCGTATTAGCTTCTTCTTCAGTAAGCGGTTGACCAGATATTAGTTTAGCTTTTGCACTAGCTTTTAAATTTTCTCTTGCAGTTCTTTCTTCTTCAGCAGTAGGTAACTCTGCCATTTTAGCTTCTATGTCAGCTTTAGGTATAGGTGTTGTTCCATTGTGCCATTCTATTTCGCAAGTATCAATATTGTTACCTCTTATAGTAACTTCTGCGTTTGGATTTATTTTTAAAATTGCTTCTATAATCATTATGCTTCAATCTCCATTACTGTTATTTCGCTA